GCAAAGTCGTGCTAACATCTACTGTGGTTGCGGTAGCTCCAGCAAACCCGCTGATAGCATAAGCATGCAGCCCAGCCTTTCCATTCGTCGCCCAGAAAGCTCCAGCGTAGTTAGTGGTCCAGAAAAACTGCGAATCAGTTCCACTCCATATTGTTGGCATTACTGATGGGAGAGTGCTAAATACTGTCCCGCTGAACAGATAAGAGTTTACAGTATCGAACCCTATGAGCTGCTGCTGCCCTATCTCAAACAGTGTTCTTGTGCGCAATCCCATCACTGGAAGCCCAGGGAAGGTGGTCCCCCCGTCGGTGGACAATCTAGCCAATAAAGTATACCCAGAACGTTTAACAATACGACCACGCCACTGATAAGCATTAGTCAACGTCTCGAAGGCATCTTCAGGGATAGCATACGGCTTAATGTCCTTCCTTAATCCATCCTTGACCGGACCTATAGCGAATGTCTGACTATTCATATTAAGCCTGGGCTATAACGAAGTAAGAGAAAGAGAAAACACCTGACGCCGAATCCGAATTTATTGAGAAAGTATCGTTAGACACAATCTCAGTGGATACGTCATTGACAACAGCAATACCACTTGTAGGGACCGCTATAGCCAAAACAATCGCTGTCGGGGCTGGAACCAGCGTCACGTTCCCAGTCGCCGTCACCGACCCAAAATAGGTCACGTACCCACCTGGGAGAAAGCTCTGGTACTGTGGACCCGCTGTATTAACAGTGCTGTAGGTAATCTGAGTGGGAGGATTTCCAGGTGTATTGGTGTCTTGCTTAGTAGGCAGGAAGACAGGTAGACGAAAAAATAGCTGTGGCTCGGTGCTAACCTGCGATGCTGAGTCCTTGCTATATACAGCCACAAGATCTTCATCAACATCTGGGTCATCACCTTGCGTCTCCATAAGAATCGCTTCATGGTTTCCCTGCTTGGCCACGTTAAACGGAGTATGATTGTAAATCACGCCAGCCGCCGTGGATGAAAAGACAGAGGCGAAAGAGTCGAAATTCCCCTGAACGGCAGTGACCTGATCTTTTGGAGACTGAACAGAGTTAGGCGTAAGGGGGTCATATGTCATATATTTGCCAACACCATATAAAAGAATGAAAAAGTGTCCGCGCCCCCGCGACGATTAATGTACATGTTTACAAAGGGATATATCCCATTCTGCGGTGTCGGAAGTGAAACCATAGGTTGGAAGTTATCCGAATCAGCTGCACCTATTCTACAAAAATTCATCCCTATGATGTTCTTTGCCACCTCTGGTTTTAGAGGCAATATCGTTGGATTTCCTCCCCTAAACCTACCTGAAATGGTCCCAAAGTACATCAATACGTTCCCAGGAAGGAAAGTAAAATAGGGAGTTTGCGTCAAAGAGGATTTGAGGGCATATATTTGGTAGGCTGTCAGTTGAAACTCATCCTGATTCTTCTCATATCTGAGCATTATCTGGTCTGCTTGCCCTTCTATTGCCTTCGAATAAATCGATATCTCCCCACCATCTGTCTGTATCGGGGATGATTGCGGAATCAGCTCGATGACCGAGTGATTACCAGCACCCGAGGTCGCATCTAGAACCACATGATTAGCCCCAAATGAATTATAGAGGGCTGAAAAGTTATTCAGAAAGTTGAGCTGATCCTTTCCTATCGAGGCTGAGGGCGATTCAGGTATATTGGGATTATACATAGGAGATGTCATGGTTTACCTATCGCCACGTAGTACACACTTAAGGTCGAATATGATGGGTGCAACACAGAAAAAGAGCCTGGTGGCAAATTAAGTCTAGTAGCTTGTGAAGCCGTTGAGAGTGGTGTTGATGTCGTATTAGCAGCCGTAACACCCACATATAGTAATGTAGTCGTCGGAGACAGCGCCACCACCTGTAATTGTGTGGTAGACGGCAAATACCCAGCATAAAAAACAAATGGACCAGCCATGAAGGTGTATTGCTGCGCTTCCTCAATATCTATCCCTATGCTTCCATACGTCAACTGAACAGGGGTAGCATTGTTAATAGCCCTAAAGAACAACTGTGGGATCGATGTCACTAGCTTGCTATACAGCGACACATGCGTAGCATCCGTTGTCGGGTCCACTGTCTGCGGCTGCATCTTCAAAACTCGGTGCGTCCCCTGAAACTCAGGGTCTCCCGTCAACGCCGAATGATTGTTGTTGAAAACCGCATTAATCGCCTGAAAGTTGGCCCTAATCTGCGCCTGCGACTGAAGCGTTGTATCTGTTCCAATAGGTATTGCAGGATTGAATGCCAGAAAAACCCCCTATGCACTGCTCCCAGAGTAAGCAGAACCAAAAAAATACCCCGCACGCGGTCTCTCAGGCTGACTAAACAGGGTAGCGGCACGCTGTGTGCTCAACTGCCTTAAAGTCCTTCTCTGCGCTGTCTGAAGCTGCTCTTGCCATATCGGCATGAGATAAGCCATCCCCTCGTCATCTGGGAAGTCGGTGTAGATTAACTTAGCAGCCCCCGCGCAGATAAAGAGATACCACTCATCAAGCTCTGGCATGTCCCCATCCGCGATAAGCTCTAGGGGCTGTTGCGACGTCTGAAACTCGATCTGGTAGACCTGTAGAGGGCATGGACGCAAGATAATTTGCTGATTATAGAACAGTATCTCGACAGGACGTGAAGCCTGGTAGGGTGTTACAGCAGCATAAATCGTGGCAGTGTCTGGGATAACAGTTGAGTTAGCAGGCGTGAAAGTGTACGCACCTGTGATATAATTGACAGTGCCCACAACATTTCCAAGACTATCCTGAAGATTCCCAACATCGGAGGCCGCCTGTGGTACATCTGTGATCGAATAGGTAAACCCAGAGGTAGCGTCACCTGTGTTGTCGAAGGCTGTTATAATAACCCCAGCCTCAGTGACATTCCCAAAAATATCTAACTGTGCCCTGTAGAATGGTGTGGATGGGATTGTCCCACTATACACAGTAGCTGCAACCCCACTACCAATATCAATCTGCTGGTTAACCGATAGCTGCGGCCAACGATTATAGAAGATGGATTTATCCTCGAAATACCTCAACTGATAACCCTGACAGTATACGGGAGGGGCTATCTGTATGTTTCCTGGTACGGGAATGGGATCGTTAGGAGCCTGCTGAGCTATAGTCACAAGCCCGTTTTGATAGACAAACTGATAGGTATCCACGTTAGGCACTGTCAGGAACACGAAAGGCTTGTTCAGCTTCTCGTTACGAAAGTTTAGCGGCATGTGAATCGTATACGACTTATTGATGTAGTCATCGATCTGCGCATCGGTCATCTGCTCGGGTGTATACCTAGCCGACATTCTCCTAGTCGTCGCTCTCATCTCTGCCAATGTAATAGTCATAGCGCTAAACCTGCGTTATAAATTGTTCCTTCGAAAGAATCCTGATTTCCATAGGGAAGAGGTCTTGGAGGCAAATAGGTACCCGATGAATTAGGAATGACGGTCGGCGGCGTGTAAGCACTGGGAACCGGACTTGGGAAAGCAAAAGGCGTAAATGTACTCGAATCCACATCTACACTCAGCGAATCCCCGCTAGCCACCAACACCTGAGCCGTAACCTCATTCAACTCAACCATCCCAAATTGGGCGGGGATAAGGAATCTAACCATCATCCCCGCCACGTAATCATGATCCTCGTCCGTCGTCACTACCATAGGATATGCCTGCGTAATCGCAGCAATAGTCCTCACAATCAGATTCTCGCGAACCTGCACTTGTGCATACCCAGGGTAGTAAATTACTGACGTCACCATCTAAAATCCTGTCGGAACGAATGCGTATTTCTTGTTACTCTTATCCACTTCCTGAATCACGCTATTGGGCCTACTAGGATCTAACTCTCCATCTTTCTGCATGAAAACAGGGCTGTGGTAATAGTCGTTTAACTGATCTGCAAAACCCCTTGGGATCGTGTACACCTTTCCATCCTCAAAGACATACCATTTTACAGGATCGGTATCATATTTCATATATGTGAGCTTCACAGATTGCCCAGGAGCTCTTCGGTTCATAAATCTCCCAGTAATCGGAGTGTCGTCAATTCTCTTCTGATCTTCGATTTTCCGCTCCAGCGCCTTGTTTTTGGCGACGCGCGCACTTCGATTGTCATCTATCTTCTTCTCATTGGCATCAAGTTGGCGCGGGGCTGATAGCTCCTTTTTCTTCGCTTCAATCTCTGCCTTCGTCTTCTCAAGCTCCTGACGAGCCAAATCCAATTCTGTGCGAGCCGCCTCTACCTCTGATTCTGCTACAGTCATTTCTTGTTCCTTCTTTTGTCTTGCCATCTTACCTCACTTAGATGGGTGGGGAGTACGATCCCCACCCATTTTGTTTAGAAGCTTTGCTCTACCGTTACGCATTCCCAGTACCAAGCGTCAACAGTGTCGCCGATGATACCTCCGGTCGATGCACTGTTCGTTCCGTCTCCAGCGCCGATAAGGACACCGTTCTGACCTTGGTTTTGACGAGCAAAACCTAGGACGTCTTGGTTGCCGTAGGGCAATGGAGAAGGTGTGACACCATTGAGCGAGTTTAGATTGCTCGCACCAAATGGGATCATCACAGGAAGGCCGAAAGGATAGCTTGCCGCTGCTGGCCATGCAAAGGCATCGAAAGCTGTGCTGTCGACGTTTGCGAAGGTTACAGTCTGTACGCCGACCGTATTGTCAACAGCCGAGATGACCGCCACAAAGGGCAAACCAGTCGTCTTGTCAATCAAGTCTTGCATTCCAAATACTGTTGGGATTTGGAAGGTTACAGCATCGCCAGCCTGATAGACTTGGCGAACTAGCAACGTTACTACCATCGGATTAGCTTGAGTGATAGCGGCAATCGCTCTCCACTCTGGGTAGTATAGTGAGGGGGATGGTAGATAAGCATTACCAACCTTAAACACTACACCGACAGAGGTTAGAGAATTAGTAGAATCCAACAGCGTTTCAAACGTTGTTGGGGAACCTACTGCAATAACCGTCATCACAATGCCACCAAGCTCAGGAGCACTTGTCAAACTACCAATCCTGACGTTATCACCGACTTGGAAGCCGTGCGCAGTATTAGTAGTGAAAACAGTTGTTGTGCCTGGTACAAAGCTATTGACTACGATATCTGGACCCTTAGCCTGATGTGCTGCATCAAAGAGAGTAATCCCGTTGATAGCCGCAATACCTGTCTGAAGAGGTGCCAAAATACCAGCTACAGTACCGTTCTGTTTGATTAGAGCTGTACCGCTTGTCATCACGTTAGGAACAAACATAGCCTCGACAATCCTGTCGGATGTCAAAGAGCCCGATACACCTTGCGATGTAACGCCTTGTCTTGTCAAGTTCCAAAGCGAGAATCTGCTCACCTGTTGTACCAATGGTACAAAGAAAGGAGTAGATGCAACGTTTACGAATTTTCCGCTTACTATTTGGGTCGAACCAGCCATATAGAATCCTCCTTATACAGCCACTGCAAGAGTGCAGCGTAGGTTTACGATCCAAGAAGTATTCGTGATGTTGAATACCTGTGCCATCTTCCAACCAGCAGTCTGGTAGAGACGCAGTCTTGGTGACGCAATCTCTGGCGGCGCATAGATAAACTGTGCGCTGTAGCCGTCGAGGTCCACCATATCGTAAGATTCTTGGCCTGGCAAGAAAATATTATATACGTCTTCTAGGTTAGCAGACGCATTTGGAGAGATTGAACCCACCGAGGACAACAAGAAACGGATGTTTCTAATCGATCCCCACTCCGACTGTAGCAGATTGGAGGTGTTCGCGTAGTTAGCGACGTTGATGAAGCCGACCAACTGATCCAGGTCCGCGCTCAAATTGGTATGTCCCATACCAAAGAAAGCTGTACGAACAGGGCTTGTGCCGAACTTCAATTCGCCTTCTACAATATCCATGATGAATTGAGCGTTAGCAGTACGCAAAAGACGTACGGCCTTGCTGCAATCCAGCGCTGAAATATTTGTTGGATTGTCCCCGTTTGTACCGCTTGTGCAGTTAATTGGGGGCGCTCCACCTTCCATCATAGAACGTGCTAGCTGATCTTCTGTTTCACGCAGAGACTGGCCCAAAGTGCTTACAGCACTATTGAGTACAGGGTCTTCGTTGATCAACATAACCTGTTCTTGAAGGATTAGATAAGTACCGTACCAGTCAATCCTAGCATCGATATCAAGTGCCACCAACTGCTGAGCAGCTGGATCCACGATACCATTGCCAAGAGGCACTGGAGCGGTTTGTAGGTTCTGATAGCGTCTGCGTCTCAGAATATCGCCCGCTTGCTGATCCATTGTGATAGGATATCCCATCGTGGTATGGATCAAATCGGGCATTGGACGTGCCAGCAGTTTCATGCTCAGCTGTTGTTGAACAGCTGGTGGCAGAATGCTGGTCGTTGTTGGGCCTGCGACCATTGTTTTTCCCTCATGTTAGGGACGAAAATCAACGGCGAGATGCTGCTAAAGTATCCTTCCAAAGAGCCATCTTCTGATCTTTGGTCATAGTCGAGTTGGTCATCTTTGCCGCTGCCGTGACAGCCTCGGATCTTACACCCATGCTTCCCGTCTTCGGCAAAGCTTCCTTCTCTTCTACCTTCTTTTGCTCCTGTGAAGCAGCTTTTGGCTGCTTCGTCGCAATATCGGTCTGATATGCGGCGCTCTTCTTGATTAGGTTATACACCTTTCTCAAAGGATTAGAAGCTTTTTCAACAGCCTCGCGGTTGTCTTCGTCGCTTTTAA